AGCTTGAATACCATCTTGCATTGATAAGCTAGGAGTAATCGCCATCTTGTTTAGCGTTAAGTGTTCAGCCAGCATCTCAATCACAGACTTGCCACCAGAGGCCAATGTCTTAGCTCTAGCATCGTGTGGTAAAAAGTGTGTCTTATACTTGTAAGGCTTGCTTAATACTTGTGCTGCGTAATGGTCAATAGACTTGCCGGAGGCATTGTAGTAGTCAATAAAGTGAACCTCACCATGTACCACTTGATAGAACCAAATTGCTGTATCGTCTGAGTAGCCCAAATCCCATGCAGTAAACACATCTGCATATCTATCGTACTCAACCTCTGTAATGCGACCATCTTGTTCAGCTTGATATAACTCACGACCCCATATAGCGCCAGGCAATGCAGCATCAAAGTCGCACTCCATCTCTTGACGCCACGCATCCTCTGATAGTTCTTGCTTTAGTGAGTCTATTTCAGCTTGTGGCAATATGCCTGATTCATCTACTGTTATCTTTAGCGCAAGCCAATCATCTGAACGAGTTGCCCTATCGTAAACTTCCCAAAACTGATTGCGGCCCTTGGGGGTCCCGATTATAACGGCTTTTCCGCCTCTATCGGCTAAAGCTGGCCTGACCACGTATTGGAACACAGTAGACTTCCAATCACCGTACTCATCGCAAATAATACTGTCAAAGTAAAGGCCACGCAGACTATCGGCATTATCAGCACCAAACAACTGTATTCTAGCACCGTTCTTAAAGTCGATACGAAGCTCAGACTCATTGACTGTGATGCCATCTATTACCCTTGTGTAGTGTTTAACGTAATCCCATGCAACGCTTTTAGATTGCTTGTAGAAAGGTGCAATGTAAGCACCACGAAAGTTAAGCTGCTTAGAAGTGACTGCATCTTTAATGAGCTGATTGATACATGCGACTGTCTTGCCAGCTCTACGATGCGCTACTACTACCTTCCATCTATGCTTACTATCATGTAATAAAGCAAAAGCATCACGAGGCTTATATGGGATTACTATTCTTCCCATGAATAAACAGTAACACTTCCTGAATGCTCATTAACTTGCGTTTCTTTCCAGCCAGCACGAGTCTTTAACCAAAAGATAGCTGCACTAGTGTTGCCGTCTTTAGCTTGTTGAAATAGCGTCTGACCAATAGAAGCGTTAGCATCTACACGGCCCGCATCTAATTCCTTCTTGTAATACTTAACAAGCGTATCAGAGCTTATATCTAGCTTATTAGCTATGTCCTCGTATGTGATACCTACAGCAGATAAGGTACGAGCAACCTTCTTACTTTCCTCTGTAGGGATGTGTTCTATTCCTTGGGCCATTTTATAACTCCGAAAGAGTGCCAGCCAAATGCTCTGCAAGCTCTAGGCTCATCATGGCAATTTGCGTTACTTCTAGCTTATCTTTGTTAGCCATAGCATCTAAAGCCTTTATAGCAGCAGCCTTATGCACATAAGCGCCAGCGTCTATTGGTGACTTGTCGTGTTTGAATCTTATAGTCCATCGTTTGAATATCATAGTAGCTCCGCCTTTTTACCTGTAAACTCTTCCCAGCGTCTAACTATAACATCACAGTATTTTGGGTCAAGCTCCATTAAGCGAGCATATCTACCTAATTTTTCAGCAGCTATCATTGTTGAGCTTGAACCGCCAAAGCAGTCAATAACTATGTCACCAGCTTTACTACTATTGTTTATAGCCTTTTCTATTAGCTCTACAGGCTTCTGAGTAGGGTGTACATATTGTCCTGTAGCGCCACGGCTCATATACCATACGTCAGACTGCGCTTTATCACCGTACCAAGCGCCACCCTTACAGTAAAATATAAACTCATGCTGTGGCCTGTAATTAGCTTGGCCTAACCCAATAGATTTCTTATCCCATACAATACAAGCTGAAGCGTTTAAACCACACTCCAACATAGCAGCCTCAAACTCGCTGTAAGTCCTCCAAGGGAAACATACATAAGCAGATGAGCCTTCTTTGCTAGTAGTTACGGCAGATAGTAAAGCGTCTCTTATTAGCTGTATTAAATCATCGCCAGTTTTATCGTCACCTAATATCATACCGTGAGCTTTAACTACAGCACCTTTTTTAGTACTGCCTGCTGCTCTTCCACCACCATAGCTCATTCCGTAAGGTGGGTCAGTAAATATCATGTCAGCCTTTTGACCATCCATAAGTTTATCTACTGCATCAATGCTTGTGCTATCACCACACATTAACCGATGGTTTCCTAGCTGGTATATATCCCCTAGCTTTGTGATAGGCTCGTCAGGTACGTCAGGCACAGCATCTTCGTCTGTTAAGCCGTCAGTCAGCTCTACAGGGTTTAGCAACGCATTTAGCTCATCAGCATCAAAGCCTAATAATGATAAGTCTATATCGCCATCAAGCTCTTTAAGCTCTAGCGCTAGTAATTCGTTATCCCAGCCACTATTCATAGCTATACGGTTGTCTGCCAATATATATGCTTTGCGCTGTGCATCACTTAAGTGTGATAGCTTAATGGTAGGCGCTTCTACTAGCCCTAGCTTTTTAGCAGCCATTAAACGACCATGCCCAGCAATAATTCCATTGTTATCATCAATTAAGATTGGATTATTAAAGCCAAACTCTTTGATGCTAGACGCTATTTGGGTGACCTGGTTGTCATCGTGCGTTCTTGCGTTGTTAGCGTATGGTATTAACTTGTTTACTTCTATATATTGGATGTTTTGTTTCATATATGCACATAAGAGTGGTCTTACGCCTCATAATAATTGAATAGATTGGGTTACTCACATAGCTTTCGCCCAAAAAAAATAGCCCAGGCTTTTAGGATGGACTGAAACTCGGAAATGAGTTTTAAAGCTCGGTATATGAATCATATAGACGCAACTATACCTGCAAGACGTATATTACCATAAATTGAAGCATTTGTCAAGTCTTAATATAAGTTCTTTTCCTTTAGCTTTTTCTGTAGCATCATCAATGCGCTATCGTAGTAGTGTTCTAATACCCTTGTATCCATTGTAGCCTTCTGTGTTAGGTAAACCACGTATATGGATTGCTTTTCCATTGTAGGCAAATCATCTATCACCTGGTCGACTGTTCTAGCTGCATCGCTGTCTACTTGCTCTCCTAAATCCTCAAATGATGATAAACCCCCCGACATGAACCCTGTAGATTTTGATTTGTACCCTAGCTTATGGCTGTCTTGTTGCATGTAATCACGCCAAAGGTCTAAGTAGTAGGTAACACGGCCTGCTTCCATCATACATATCCCTCATAGTTATTTAGTATCTCGCCCACGTTCTCATGCTCTATCAATACAATCTTACACATACCGCCTTTAACTATTGGCCTTCTTACAATCCAAATAAAGTCTATTTGCTCATCGTCTAGGTAAACGCCACTATGCTGTAATGCGTCTAACACAGCTTTGCACCTGTTATCTATGTCATAGTTTCTACGTGTTGGTGCGTATAACGCAATAAATATAGCCAGACGACCTTCAATTTTTGCGGATTTCGCAATTACCTCCTCTTGCACTTTTAATCTAAAATCATGCGCTACCTTCTTTAAAAACTTACGATGGCCCGATTGCCCCCACATGTGATTAACCGTTGGTGGAAATGGCAAGTCTAGCTTTATCATCTAATTGTGCTTTCAATAGTCTAATTTCAGGGTGGTCGTATTCACGGATAGTTTTATTGTACAGCTCACGCAATGATAAGAATTGTGCTTGCTGATAAAAATACTTTTCTTTCCAATACTGCATTTCTTGGTCAGGCTTCATATATTAACTTCCTTACTTGCTCTAGCAATTGTTCCTCTGTGCCAAAATTCTTTTCCCATATCTTTATGCCAGCATGCAACGCAATACCATAACCAGCGTTAAGATGATGGTTAGGACATAAAGGGATAGCATCCTGCCAAGCACTTTTTTGTCCCATTCCCGCTCCGTGACGTATGTGATGAATATGCGGTGCAGAATAACCATAACCCAAATTGTGACACACAATACAGCCAAGTTCAGACAGTTTAGCATAATGCTCTTTCTCCTGTTTCTTAGACAAAATACTCGCCATTCATAGATGATTGAAATCCACCATGATAATCAGGCTTATAGTTTAACTCCCATGCAACTGTATCTGTCCTGTTGTAAGTCTTGACAACGTCTGGGCTAATACGGCCTTCATAAATTGCATCTCGTAGCTCTTTAGTAATGTTAGGATAAATCATCTTATCAAAGTAATCACGTTTAGGGTCATCTGACGCTAGATAAGACTTAGGCCATACGTAATGCTGAGGGTTAATTGCTTTGTATGCTTTGACCATGCGACCTTGTCTAACCATTATAGATTTAGCAAATTCGTTTGTATAAAGCCACGATAAGTGTTGCCAGGCCATTACTTCGCTAATAAACATTGCCTTTGCTAATTCTTTGACTGTTTTAGGGCCATCAGTAATGTGCTGCATTGCTATTGACCGATTAAATGAAGTAGCTTCTTTCATCATTAATTGTAATTTGTTTTTCATTATATGCTCCATTGTTTAGCCATAGCATCAGCAATGCCTTGGAATGTTTTGTTACGAATTTTTTTAATTTCAGCAGAACCGTATGCCAATTTTTTACCATCAGCGCCTACTGGGTCACTCATCCAAGCTGGCATCTTTTTTCCTGTTGGCGTTAAATAAAAATTACCTTTACCTACAATGTTTGTATGTTGCAATGGCGGTAAGTTTTTAAGCCATAAACAAGTAGTCTTTTGTGCTTCATGCCCAAACTGCCAAGGCTGTATAATTTGTGTAGGCTTTTGATAAATGGTTGACATAATTCCTATAGGGTTTTCTACAGCAATTTTAGGTATTGGAGCATTAATCATTTGCATAAAAAAATCTATACCTTGTTGCTGACGGCCATCTTTACGCTTTTGTTCAAAATGTTTAGCTCCACTTACAGCCAAATGCGTGCACGGTGGAAACGCAATAAGCAAATCCCAGCCATCATTAATTATATCCATAACATCGCCTTGGTAATGTTTGCCAGGTATATCAGTAGGCTCAATATCGCAAGACCATACATCATGCCCCCCCCTAAACGCTTCTCTTACTGTACCACTAAATTCACACGCTATTAAAACTTTCATCTCCGTTAATCCTGTAAGTAAATTCCATGTTCGGCAGCGTATCGCTCTACTCGTTCCATGAAGTTGTTAAGTTCCTCTACCGTTAAATCGGCAGTCCCACGTAAACTATAAATGACTTTTCCATTACTTGCAACTGTTTCGTTGTAACCTAGCCATCTATCTTTCATCACGGTCTTCCACCACATTGCATGATGCAATAATTTATCATCTGCTACTACTTGTCTTGAAATAGCATCAAACAATAAATGAAGCCTATTATTTTGAGGCAGACTTCTTCTTGGCACTTGATTGCACGTTGGGCATCTTAATATTGACATGAGGGTTTATTTCCTTTTTTAACACATCTTCATAGCGCAGCAACCAGCCATCGCTTTTATGTATCTTACCATCGTTGGTTGTAACTTTCCATTCAGCATGACCAAATTGCTTGTAAAACTCAGTTTCAGTAAAATCCATAATAATGCCTCCTGTTAATCATCTACTGTACGACCTATATGTACGTGCGTTTCTTTCCCTTGCAAAAATTTAATTACGCATCCTTTGTCATTTTCACGATGTGTTTCAATCATTTCGACAAAAAATGCCCCACAAATAAAACTAAATATCATGCAAGATGTTATAAATTTATCCATCACATACTCCTGTAATGTGCTTGTTCATGTATGTAGGTGGCCTTGTTATAATCGTATAGCAACTCAGCCATGCCAGGCTTCCCTGTGCTGTTAAATCGCACCTTCTGTATGTGTACCTGTGTTTCCTGTGGATTATTCGCTACGTCACGCCAAATAGCAATACAATTGTCAGCTTTGTTATACCAATGAGCAG